CCCTTACGCAAACGCGTGACCAAAGCTGAAACCGAGCTCGCACATCTCACGCGACAACTGCACAAGCTTGACGCAACGCTTTCTGACGGTGACCTGTTTTCGCGCGACCCAGCGCGGGCCGCGGAGCTATCGAAGACCCGCGCCAGAGTCGTCGATGCGATCGCCAAGGCGGAAGAAGAATGGCTCGCCGCCAGCGAAGCGTTGCAGACTGCATGAGACGTTACATGCGTGTGGGGCAGCGTGGTGGCGGACGCAGTCCAGTACGAACCTGTCTCCTCCCTGCAATTTGGGGAAATGCAGGGTTATTTTGCCAAAATGCAGGGAGTCGCCTGGCGTAACCCGCCTAAAAGCCACCGGATCCCAAAAGCTTGGATGGACTCTCCCTACTTCAGGAGCAGCGAGGCTATGCTGCCGCAGCAGCGACGCGAGTCGACAGTGGGTCGGTGGTCCGCTCGAGAAAACCCATAAGAGTGAGACGATGTCTGAGTTCATTCCGCACGGCTATCTCTCGATCCACGAAGCGCTGAACCGGTTGGGCCTTGACCTTTTCCGGTCGACGTGGACGGGCGAGGAGAAAAACGCGCGGCGTGGATTGACCAGTAAAGATAGGTGGTCGAGGATTAAGGATCTGCCCCCACCGCGTGGTGCTGATGCGACTGGTGGCGGACGAGGTCGGGGTAACGCATTGGCCAGGCCGGCTGCCGCTCGGGTGCCGTTGCAGCCAGACGATCCGTCGAGCGACGTGTACCAGGCAGAGTACCAGGCGAGTGAGCGCTATGCATCTGTATGCGCTCGGCTTCGCGTTTTGCTTGAGCGGGGACATCTCGAAGCCGTCATAGTAGATCCATGGACCGGGAAACTATGTCGGGCCGCGACTTCGTTGTGGCGCCGGCACGATGCCGATCGGATGATCGAAAGCGGAAAAGCACCAATACCACGCAGCCGCAATACGGGCTCGCTTTTAGTCAAGCGCTTTGCTGAGGCAAAACCCGAACAGAAGCCCATCCCCCAAGTCAAAATTCGCCATGCTATTGATGTGCTAAAGGAGAAACTCGCGGTAGAAAAGCTGACGCGGCCTCGACAGAAGGATTTCCTACGTCAAACTTTTCCGAACTATCGCTTCACTGAGCGTCAATTCAACGAGATATTTAAGGCTGTTCGCGTTCCAACGGGACGGCCACGGAAGTCAGACAAAAAACTCTGACAAAATCGTTAGGCGTCAGCATTGTTGTATTTTTGTTGGAACTCGGACGATTCTGTATCCCTCGGCGTCGATTAAGAAGTCGAGGGAAAAATATGCAGATTGAACAGATGCGTGTCCGCGAGCTGCGACCGCACCCCAATAATGCCCGGATGCATTCGCGGAAACAGATTCAGCAGATCGCAAAGAGCATCAAGAGGTTCGGTTTCTGCAACCTGGTTTTGGTGGACGATGTCAAGCAGATCATCGCTGGCCATGGTCGTGTGGAAGCGGCAAAGCTCCTGGGGATCGACGAAGTACCCACATGCCGGCTGTCGCACCTGAGTGACGCCGAAAAGCGCGCCTACGTCCTGGCTGACAACAAGCTCGCGGAGAAGGCCGGATGGGACCGGGAATTGCTGGCGATTGAATTGCAGGGGCTGATCGAGCTCGAGGTCGAAATCGAATTAACCGGCTTCGAGATGGCGGAGATTGACCTCCTCCTAGAGGAAGCGCGCGAAGCGACTGACGCCTCAAGCGGGCCGGAACATCAGGCGCCCGAACCTTCACCCGGTCCGGCGGTCAGCCAAATCGGCGATCTGTGGTTGCTCGGTTCGCATCGCCTGCTGTGCGGGGATGCGCGCGACCAAGCCGCCTACGATCACCTGCTCGAAGGCGCCAAGGCGGAATTCGTGTTCACCGATCCGCCCTATAACGTCGCCATCGATGGCCATGTTTGCGGTCTCGGCCGTGTTCGTCATCGCGAATTCGCGATGGGCTGTGGCGAGATGAGCGAGGCGGAATTCACGGCATTCCTAAAAGAGGTCTTTTGCCTACTTGCCGAGAACACCATCGACGGTTCCATCCATCAGGTCTGTATGGACTGGCGGCACCTCTGTGAGATGCTGGGCGCCGGCCGAACGGCGTATAGCGAGCTCAAGAACCTTTGCGTCTGGAACAAAACCAACGCTGGCATGGTTCATTTTACCGCTCGAAGCACGAGCTCGTGTTCGTTTGGAAGTCCGGGGCCGCAGCGCACACCAACAATTTCGAACTTGGGCAGCATGGGCGGCATCGCACTAACGTCTGGGATTACGCGGGCGTCAACACCATGCGGACGGGACGAATGGAAGAGCTGGCGATGCACCCAACCGTCAAACCGATAGCAATGGTCGCAGACGCGATCAAGGATTGCTCGCGCCGTGCCGGCTTGGTGCTCGACCCCTTCAGTGGCAGCGGCACCATCCTGATCGCAGCCGAGCGGACCGGCCGCGCGGCGCGTGCGCTTGAGATCGACCCGAGCTACGTCGACGTCGCGGTGCGGCGCTGGCAGGCCTATGCCGGCAAGTCTGCAATCCTTGCTCGCTCAAGCGAAACCTTTGAGACAACCGAAGCCCGGCGCATCGCCGAGGCGGCCGCGGCCTGATTTACGGAGAACAAATATGTCAGAACACAAAAACAACCGCCGCTCCGATTCTGCGCCCGCGCAACCCGAATCGTCCGACTACGAGTACACGGTTGGGCCGGGCCGTCCGCCCAAGGAACATCGGTTCAAGCCTGGGCAGAGTGGCAATCCGAAGGGCGCCAAACGCAAGCCGGTGTCGATGGCACCAGATCTCAAGCTGGCGCTTGAGCGTGCACTCACCAAGAAGATAACGCTCAAGCAAGGCGAAAAGGAACGGCTTGTGACCATGGCAGCGGCGGGCATCGAGCAGTTGGTCGCTCAATATGTCAAAGGTGACCGTCACGCCCGGCGCGACCTGATTGCGCTTGCCGACAAGCTTGGCGTCGAACTAATGGCGGGCCAACCCCAGGCCATCGAGGAGGCGTTCGCCACAAACCATGAGGCGATCCTCTCGGCGTACGTCCGACGACAAAACAATGAGGCGGGTGCGCCCTCGCCGGTTCTCGCTCCCCCTGAGCTTCTCGACGATGACTCGCAAGATCAGGGTCAGGACTGACCGCCATGCCCAATAGCCCCGAAGCCGGCCGCTTAGCCGTTTATCCGCCGCAGGTGGTCTTGCAAGCCCTGCTTGCGAGCAACCTGACGTCGTTTACTGAGTTTGCATTTGGCGTGGTCCGCCCCGGCATCTGTTTCAAGCAGAATTGGCATTTCGAAGCGGTGACCCACAAACTGGCGCAGGTCGCCGGCGGCGAGGTGCGTCGTCTCATTATTACCTTGCCGCCGCGCTCGTTGAAGTCGCTTTGCGCATCGGTAGCTTTGCCGGCCTGGTTCCTTGGACGTAATCCATCGGAGCGCGTCGTCGTTGTGTCCTACTCGGACTTCCTGGCACGCAGCCATGCGAACGACTTTCGCCAGGTGGTCAACAATCCGGTCTATCAAGCCACCTTCCCGGCTATGCGCCGCGCCCGTGATACCGACCGTGAGATCATGACCACCAAGCGCGGCAAGCGGATCGCCACCTCCATTGACGGAACCCTCACCGGATTGGGCGGCAACCTGATCATCATCGATGATCCCTTGAAGCTTGGCGATGCCATGTCGGAGTCGGTGCGCACTCGCGTCATCGACTGGTACCGCTCAACCCTGCTGTCGCGGGCGGATGATAAGACAGTGGCGCGAATCGTTTTGGTAATGCAACGGGTGCATCAGGATGATCTGGCCGGCTACCTGCAGGAACAAGGTGGCTTCGAGGTGTTGAACCTGCCGGCGATCGCGCAGCGCAACGAAGCCTACGACCTCGGAGGCGGCCGCAGCTATGATCGGCAGAAGGGCGAGCTCCTTCATCCTGAACAGGAGCCAGCGCATGTGCTGGCCGAGCTCAAGCGTGAAATGGGCCCGATCGCCTTCTCGGCTCAGTACCAGCAGAGCCCTATCCCGCCGGGCGGCACCATCATCAAGCGCAAATGGCTGACGCCCTACGGCCATGTCGACCGTCAACCCGGCGACCGCTTCATCATGAGCTGGGACATAGCGCTCAGCGAGATAGAAACCGGCGATTATTCCGCTTGTGTCGTGCTGCAGCAGCGTGGGGAGATCTTCTACATTCTTGAAGTGGTCCGTGGGCGGTATCCGTTTGACGCCCTCAAGCGTAAGGTGATGGAGGTTAGGCGGCGTTATGGTTCGTCCACGCTGTTGATCGAG